CAACAATTTTACAACAACAACAAACATTTACAACTTACAATTACAATGGCACATTTACAACAATCCATGCAGGGTGCGTTGCTAGACACGATAAGGGGACAAAACTCTCTTGTCAATGATCTAGCCAAGCGTAAACTTTACGACACCGCTGTCGAAGAGTTTAACGCCAAAGATAGGAGGCCAAAAGTAAACTTCTCGAAAACTATCAATGAAGAACAAACATTGGTAGTTTCACAGGCCTATCCGGAATTCCAAATAACATTTTATAATACACAACTGGCGGTTCATTCTCTTGCCGCCGGTCTGCGTACATTAGAATTGGAATATCTGATGATGCAAATTCCCTATGGTTCATTGACTTATGATATAGGGGGAAATTTTGCAGCCCATTTGTTCAAAGGAAGAGATTATGTACACTGTTGCATGCCCAATCTGGATCTCAGAGATATAATGAGACATGAAAATCAGAAGGATTCAGTTGCAACGTACATTTCCAGACTCAAGGCCAGGAATAAAGTTATACCTGCTTTTCAGCAGGACGCTTTCCAGAGGTACGCCGAAAGGTCTGACGAGGTTGTTTGTTCAGACACTTTCCAGTGCTGCACAAGCAACCGGTATCACTCCGGTAATAGAGTTTATGCAATAGCACTACACAGTCTTTATGATATCCCAGCTGATGAGCTTGGTGCCGCGTTACTGCGGAAGGATGTGCATACTCTCTATGCTGCTTTTCACTTTGCCGAGGAACTTCTTCTTGAGGCAAGCACCGTGGAGCTACCCGCAATTGGCGGGATTTTTTCTCGCGATGGTGATAGATTAGATTTTTGTTTTTCGAATGAGAGCACCTTAAACTATAGTCATAGTTATAGTAATCTTCTTAAATATGTTTGTAAAACTTATTTCCCAGCGTCTAGTAGATATGTATATATGAAGGAATTTCTAGTAACTAGGGTAAATACTTGGTTTTGCAAATTCACTAAACTAGATACTTATACTTTATACAGGGGAGTTTACCATAGAGGCTGCGACCAAAATGAATTTTATGCAGCAATGGAAGATGCATGGCACTACAAGAAAACGCTCGCAATGCTCAACACTGAAAGAATAGTGCTTGAGGATAAGTCTAGTGTTAATTACTGGTTCCCTAAGATGAGAGATATGGTGATAGTCCCTCTCTTTGACGTTTCTTTGGAAACTCAAAGAAGGACTCGGAAGGAAGTTCTAGTCAATAAGGACTTCGTTTTCACAGTTCTTAATCACATCAGAACCTATCAGGCCAAAGCACTGACATACAATAATGTGTTATCCTTCGTCGAATCAATTAGATCGAGGGTAATCATTAATGGTGTCACAGCGAGGTCAGAATGGGACGTGGATAAGTCCTTGATACAAAGTCTGTCAATGACTTTCTTCCTAATCACCAAACTCTCTGTTCTGAAGGACGAGTTATTAACGTCTAAATTTACCTTGAGCACTAAAAGTCTTAACGAGCATGTATGGGACGAGATAAAGAGTGCATGTGGAAGTATTTTCCCCAGTCTGAAGGAGACATTGCTGAGAAGGAAAATGATCAGTAGTTCGGCTGATAAACTGGAGATTAAGGTTCCGGATACTTATGTCACTTTCCATGACAGATTCGTATCTGAATACAAATCCTCAGTCGAGATGCCCACTATTGATATTAGCAAAGACCTGTCTGAAGCGGAATGTTTCTACTCCGCTCTGTCTGAACTATCTGTTCTGGAAAACTCTAAAGATTTCGATCTTGAAAAGTTTTCTAGAATGTGTGCTTTAAATTCTGTCAATCCTGAAGTAGCAGCGAAGGTAATTGTCGCGGTTCTCTCCAATGAGAGTGGTGTGACGTTACCATTCAAGGAACCTACTGAGGGTAACATTGCAGAGGCGCTAAAGCCGAATGGAAGAGATGAGGTATTGACTCTGGAGAACGTCACTGAGAATACCGATTTGACATGCAAATCGATGGTTTCGAGTGGAAGTTTGCCGCTTTGCGGAATCTCGGGCGAGATTGCGTGCGACACATTTGTGAGGAATGAGGAGATCAACAGTCTTGAAGAGTATCATATGCTCGCAGCTGAATCAGTTATTAATAACAGGATGGCATCGATTGTCTATTCAGGACCTCTACAAGTTCAACAGATGCAGAACTATGTAGACAGCCTGGTTGCCTCTTTGTCAGCTACTGTTTCAAACCTGAAGAAGCTGGTTAAAGATTCAAGCGTTGGTTTCCAAGACGCTCTCTCAAAGGTCGGCGTTTTTGATGCTCGGATGAAGCGCTGGTTAATAAAACCGACACT